ACGAAGTTTTCTGATATAATTGGGGGAGGTTAATTATGACTTCCCTTAATTATGGACGAGTATCCCTATCCTGATGGAATGACCCCATGGGGTCACAGTGACTATGAATTTTTGATTAACAATCCCAAAATGAACGAACCCAAAAATCACCTTTGGAAATACAACGAAGATAAGATTCTTAAAGACGTTGAAGATTATGTGACCAGTACTTATGGCAGTCACTATTGTGGTCATAATGAAGACTACAAAGACATTCAAACGATTGATCTAATGGCAGCAAAAGATCTTGCTGTTGGATTTTGCCAATCAAATATCCTGAAATATAGTTCCCGTTATGGTGATAAAGATGGTCGCAACAAACGTGATCTTCTAAAAGTCATTCACTATGCTATGCTTCTGCTTCACTTTGATGGTCATTATTCACGCAAGGATAATGGTCTTACAGAATTCCGTTGATCATGAAACTAAGAGAACCTATGAAAATTTCTGACAAGACTATTTCTCTCCTTAAAAATTTTTCTAATATTAACCAGTCTTTGATGTTTAAGACTGGCAATCAGATTCGTACAATTTCAGTAATGAAGAACATTTTCGCTGAAGCAACTATCAGCGAAAGTATTCCTAAAAACTTTGGAATTTATGATCTCAATCAATTTCTGAATGGCATCTCCCTGCACCCAGATCCAGAATTGGTTTTTAACAGTGATAGTCATCTTGTAATTAAAGGTGGCGGAAATACTACTAAGTATTATTTTGCAGATCCTTCCATCATTGTAACTCCTCCAGAAAAAACTCTCAATCTTCCTAGCGAAGATGTTTGTTTCAATCTTTCTTCTGAACAACTTGATAAACTGATTAAAGCAGCATCTGTTTATGGTCTAGAAGATATTTCTGTAATTGGAGATGGTAGTACCGTTAATCTCTTGGTGCGAGATAAAGAGAATTCTTCTTCTAATGAATTTTCAATTAATGTGGGTGAAACTGAATCTACATTTGTCTTCAACTTTAAAGTTGAAAATATGAAGATTCTTCCTGGTAAGTATGAAGTAGTCGTATCAGCTCCTCAAATGGCAAGATTTGCCAATACCGCTATGGATCTGGTATACTACATTGCACTTGAACCTGATTCAACCTTCGGATGAACATCTTTGTAACTTCTCCTTGGCCCGCCGAAAGTGCCGTTTGTCTCCCCGATAAACACATCGTCAAGATGCCGTTGGAATGCTGCCAAATGCTTTCCATTGTGGCATCTGAAAAATGGGGTCATAGCTACGGCACTCTCCCTAAGACTGATGGCACTCCCTACAGAACTGAAAAGGGTGCGTTTCGTAATCATCCCTGTACCAAATGGGCAATGGATAGTATCCACAATGCCTATTGGTTGATCAAGTGGGGGATGAACCTTGCAGATGAATATGCTCTGCGTTATAATAAAACGCACTCTTGTTACAAAACTCTTGTAGATGCTTATTACCTTTTTCCTAAGGGGAAGATTACAGAAGTAACTCCATTTGCTCGTGCGATGCCAGATGAGTATAAACTTGACACAAGCATTGACACTTTTACTGCTTACAAGATGTATATCGCATCCAAACCTTGGGTTGCATCTAATTATCTTCGTATGCCAGAACGAAAACCTAATTGGGTATAAAATTTATGAGTCGTAATGATTTTCTTTGGGTCGAAAAGTATCGTCCCAAAACAATTGAAGATTGTATTCTCCCAGAAAATATTAAGAAAACTTTTAAAGATTTTCTAAATAAAGGTGAAATTCCAAATTTGCTTCTTGCTGGTTCTGCTGGTGTTGGTAAGACCACAGTTGCAAAAGCATTATGCAATGAACTGGGAGTAGATTTTTATGTCATCAATGGATCCGACGAAGGTAGATTCCTCGATACTGTCCGAAACAATGCGAAGAACTTCGCTTCGACCTTATCACTTTCGTCAACTGCTAAACACAAAGTCATCATCATTGATGAGGCAGACAATACAACCTCAGATGTTCAACTCCTCTTACGGGCGTCTATTGAGGAATTTGCTAACAATTGTAGATTCATCTTTACCTGCAATTACAAAAACAAAATCATCGAACCACTACACTCTCGATGCGCCGTTGTTGATTTTTCAATTAAAGGAAAAGAAAAAGCCACATTGGCAGGATCCTTCTTCAAGCGTTTACAAAACATCTTGGATGAAGAAGGTATCAAATTCGATCAAAAAGTACTTGCAGAGCTTATCCACAAACACTTCCCAGACTGGCGAAGAGTACTGAATGAATGTCAACGTTATTCTGTTGGTGGTGAAATTGATAGTGGAATATTAGCATCATTTACTGAAGTAAAAACAGATGATCTTATCAATTATCTCAAAGATAAAAACTTTACTGAAGTCCGAAAGTGGGTGGTCGGAAACCTGGACAACGATCCTTCTAGTTTACTGCGTGGGATTTATGACGCCTGTTATAGTTGTCTTCAACCCCAGTCTATCCCTGCTGCCGTTCTTATTATTGCTAAGTACCAATATCAAATTGCGTTCGTGGCTGATCAAGAAATTAATCTCCTAGCGGCATTAACTGAATTGATGGTTGAATGTAGTTTTAAATGAAAACAGAATTAAAGGATTGGTTAAATTCTATTAATCAAACAAAAGATAATTTAATTGATAGTGATCCAACTCTAAAAAAAGAATATCCTCCATATATTATTAATAAATGTATGTCTGGGCATATTGATTGCATTATGTTTGCAAATGAAATGAATATGTACCCTGGTTTAGATAAAAAGTTGCAATATGACTTTTATATAAATATTGTGAGGAAAAGAAAAAGATTTTCCCCCTGGCTTCGTAAAGATAAAATCAAAGACCTTGATGCAGTCAAATCTTACTATGGTTATAGTAATGAAAAAGCTCAACAAGCTTTGAGACTTCTTACAACGGAACAGCTCGATTATATTAAAAAGAAACTTGATGTTGGAGGATCAAAATGAGTGTTGTAACTGAACCTGAAGTAAAGTGGACTCCCGACCAAATGGTTGAGGTTATTCTTAATGAACCTGATGATTTTCTTAAGGTTCGTGAGACACTTACACGTATTGGTGTAGCTAGTCGAAAAGAAAAAACCTTATATCAGTCGTGCCACATTCTTCATAAACAAGGAAAGTATTATATTGTTCACTTTAAAGAACTGTTTGCACTTGATGGCAAACATGCAAACCTGACTGTGAATGATGTTCAACGTCGCAATCGTATTGTTCAATTGCTTGCTGATTGGGGATTAATTACGATTGTAAATGTTGATAAAATTACTGATATTGCTCCGCTCAATCAAATCAAAGTTCTTTCTTATAAAGAGAAAGATGAGTGGACTTTAGAAACCAAATACAATATTGGTAAGAAAAGAAAGGTAGAAGAAAATTAAAAAAAATAATTTTATTATTGTATAATTATGAAAATCGCTATTATTGGCAGAGGAACCTCTGCTATTATTACTTGTTTGGTATTGTTGCAAAATAATCATGATGTAACTATTTTTTATGATCCAGAACATCCATATATTAACGTTGGAGAATCAACAACTCCTGGAATATGGGAACTAGTTTATGATGTTCTTAAAATAGACATACATGAAATGGTTGATAAAAATATATTCTCATATAAAATGGGAATAAATTTTGTCAATTGGGGATGTGGTAAAACATTTCACCATAATTTTTTAACAAAAACAGCACATCATTTTGAAACTAAAATATTTAATGATTTTATTCATAATGAGTTGAGTGAAAGAAAACTTGTCAACTACATACCACAAAAAGTAATTTCTATAACGCCAGAAGATTTTGGCGTTAAATTGGATGAATATTTTTTTGATTTTGTTATTAATTGCTCTGGATGGGAAGATGAAGAAAATTATCTAGATGTAATTTTTAAAACCGTAGATTCTGCAGTAACATTTGTAGATAATTTAGATTATGATCCTGTGCATACACTGCACATGGCAACTGAAGATGGTTGGCAATTTGGATTACCATTTCCAAAACAAAATATTTTTAAATGTGGTTATCTTTATAATAGTGATTATATAACACATGACGAAGTAAAAAATAAAATTAATAAGGACATACGTTCAAGTTTTACTTGGAAACCTAGATATGCAAAAGAATTAATTACACATAAACGTATTGCATTAAATGGAAATAGGTTATTTTTTCTTGAACCACTTCAAGCGTTAAGTTTGTATTATACCCATTATTGTGCAATTTTAATTTCTAATTATTTAAATCAATTAAATGACCTTTCTCGTATTGATTTAAATCACAAATATCTTTATCAAATGTATGTTTATCAAGTTTCCTTAGCATATCATTATCAATTTGGGTCGATTTATAATACTAAATTTTGGGAAACTACTAAAGATAAAGCTTTACAGTTTATGAAACATACTTTTAATGGAAATATAGAGGTTTTTAAAAAGAATTTAAGTTATGATTTACATAAACATAATTTAAATCATGGAAACCTTACTTATAGTAAAATTGGTTGTTTTGACATTCTTGATCATAAACAACTTTATTGTGGGATGACTGGTGAAAAAATAGATAAATATATTTGAGACCTTTCGTGCGGTCTCTACGAAAGTCGGAACACCCTAAAAGAGGTACGGTTTACACCTTACCTCTTTTTTATTTTTGTACTATAAATATTAATGAACGCCGTAAGGGTTCACAAAACACAAACTCGCTTTTAAAGGAGCTACCATAATGACTAACCTCACAAGGTATACTGCTGCGGATCTTCCTGCTTTGATGGAACGAATCACCCGCAATAGCATTGGGATGGATGAATATTTTGATCGTATGTTTAATCTACACGAAACAACGACAAATTATCCACCATATAATTTGATTCAAATAAATAATGTCGAATCTCATTTAGAACTTGCACTTGCTGGATTTAAGAAGGAGGAGGTTCATGTATACACAGAGTATGGAAAACTTTTTGTTGAGGGACAAAAAGCGGATACAGAATCGGATAGGACGTTTATCCACAAGGGAGTGGCTAGCAGAAGTTTTAAACGAGCGTGGACTCTATCCGACGACACAGAAGTCCGCGAAGTCACGTTTGAAGATGGGTTACTCAGAGTTGTACTTGGAAAGATAGTTCCAGAGCATCATCAACGTAAGGACTATCTATAAATAAAAATAAAAATGAAAACCTTCCAGCATTTTATTGAATCGGCAGTTGGTAATATTGAGAAAGTAATTTCATATAAAATGGCAAAATCACATCATGTAAAAGGAAAGCAAATACCAGCTGGAAAAGCAATGGCTAAAAGATCGTCATCTAGTGCTGGCGGGGATGGAGGGGAATGAATTTAGAATTATTTCTAGAACAAAAAATAACTTTTAAATATCATGATCAACTGAATCAAAAAATATGGGCTGGTGATAAGTTAAAGCCTGAAGTCAAAATGAAGTTGATTAGAATTGGACAGGCATGGGCAGATTTTGCTAACATACCTTCCAATTCAATTAAAGACGTTATTATCGTTGGTGGTAATGCTAATTATAATTACACAGAATACTCTGATATTGATTTGCATTTAGTTGTTGATAAAAATAAATTACCAGATTGTCCTGATCTTATTGATGATTATTTGAGAGATA